GGTTAGTGGTTCTGAATTAGCACACGTTGGATGGGTAGAAGTAACTACTGAAAACGGAGCTTCTGGATACTTATGGTATCTAAAATCTGAGCACGAAACAAGATTAAGATTCGAAGACTACCTTGAAACTTCAATGGTAGAAGGAGAACCAGCTGCTGCTGGATCTGCTGCTTTAGCTGCAGGTTACAAAGGTACAAAAGGTCTTTTCTATGAAATCGAAAATGGAGGAAACACTTCTTCAGGAGATATCACAGACAGAGATGACCTTGAGGCTTTTGCTAAAGTTCTTGATAAAGAAGGTGCAATTCAAGAAAATGTACTTTTCGTAAACAGAGATACTTCTTTCAAAATTGATAGAGTATTAGCTGATCAAAATAACTCTGGAGCTTCTACAAGTTCTTATGGTTTATTTGACAACGACGAGGATATGGCTTTAAATCTAGGATTTACTGGATTTAGAATTGGATATGACTTTTATAAGTCTGACTGGAAATACTTAAACGATGCTACTACAAGAGGTAACATTGGTGGTATTGACGGAATCATGGTTCCTGCTGGGACAACTACTATCTATGACCAGGTATTAGGACAAAACGCTAAACGACCATTCTTACATGTTCGTTACCGTCAGTCTGCTACTGAGGACAGAAAGTATAAGTCTTGGGTAACTGGATCTGCTGGTGGAGCATCTACTACAGATAAAGATAACATGGAAGTACATTTCTTATCAGAAAGAGCACTTTGTGTTATGGGAGCAAACAATTTCATATTGATGCAATAATACCTTTAAAGAGGGTGTCTTATGGATGCCCTCTTTTTTTTAATTTAATTTAATTTTTAATATAATGGCAACAAAAACTACTAAAAAAGGCTATTCTGGTCTTTTCCCTAATATGCAACCAAAAACTAGGGTTTTCATTTTAACAAGCAATAGAACACCAATAAGACATATGATCGCTGTAAAACACACGGCATCAAAACCACTTACATTTAATGATAGTGGATTAAACAGAGCTTTGAGATGGGCCACGAATCAAGTTACTCCTTTTGTTGATGAACAAGATGGATTAGCTACATTACAGCCAATAATTTTTCAAGATGGTAAATTAGTTGTTGATTCATCACAAATGAATTTACAAAAGTTTTTAATGATACATCCTGCGTTTGGTGTTAAATTCGAAGAGTTTGACAAAGAAAAAGACGCAAGCGAACAAGTTGAAACAATGGCTAGTAAGTTAGATGCTCAAATAGCAGCTAAAGATTTAGATATTAATGACCTAGAAGCAATCGCAAGAGTTGTTTTAAAAGGTAAAAGCAATATATCTTTAATGACCTCATCAGAATTAAAAAGAGATATGATAATCTGGGCGGGAAATAATCCAGAAGAATTCATGGATCTTTTAAATGATGAAAATTTAAAACTTCGAAACCTTGCAGTTAGAGCTGTAGAGATGGGTATACTTCATGTTAAATCTGACAACAGAACAGTTGTATGGGGAGACAAGAAAAGCCAAAAAGTTATAGTTGTTCCTTACGGAGAAAACGTATATAGTGGATTAGCTTTGTTTTTCAAAACAGATGAAGGCTTGGATGTTTTACAAAAAATCACAAATAGTTTATAAAACTAACCAATTACTGTTAAAGGAGAGAAGGAGGTTGCAATTTGCGACCTCTTTTTTTTTGTACTTTTGTAAAAAATATATCCCATGATTAACAGTGTAAGAAACACAGTCTTATTTTTATTAAATAAAGACAATAGAGGGTACATTGCTCCTTTAGAGTATAATTATTTTGCAAAGCAAGCTCAATTAGAAATATTTGAACAGTATTTTTCTGATTATTCAAAAGCAGTACAACTACAAAACTCTAGAAAAAAAGCAATAGGGCATGGAGATACCGTGTCTCAAATTCAAAACAAAATTGACATATTTACGGTCAGCTCAATTTTAAATTACAATGATATTAACTCTCCTTCTGTTGGAGGTGTAAATGACTATTTTATTCTTCCATCTAATCTTTATAAACTTATAAACGTTACGTATAAAGGAAAAATTGCTCAAGGAGTTCCTACTTCTAAATTTGATATGTTAAATAGTAGCAACCTTACAGCTCCTTCTATAACTTATCCTATCTATAAAAGAAATGGTTCAAATATTTTTGTTAGACCTCTTAGTATTTATTATACAGCACAAACTCCACAGGGTGCAGAACCACCTTTAATATGTAATTATGTAAGAAAACCTATAGATCCTGTTTGGGGATACAACACAATAAACAGTGATCCTGTCTATAACTCAGATTCTTCAACTGATTTTGAAATACCTTCTTCTGATGAAACATCTCTTGTTATAAAAATATGTAAATTAGCAGGACTGAGTATTAGGGAAAATGATGTTGTGCAGGCAACTACAGCAATGGAAGGTATCGAATATCAAAAACAAAACTCATAGATTATGCCTATAATTGGACAAGACTTAACGCAATCTCAATATTATCAAAACGAAGGGAATACTCCAACTAATGATAATTGGGGAACATATCAATATCTTTTATTGGAAGATATTATAAACAATTTTTTATTAAGCTATGTTGGTGATGATAAGGTGATTAATAAAGTTGATAGAAATGAAGTAGTTTTTCATGCAAAAAGAGGGTTACAGGAAATTCATTATGATGCATTAAGAGAGATATTAGGTTTTGAAGCTCAAGTTCCTGAAACACTACAAATGCATTTACCACATGATTTTGTAAGCCTTGTGAAAGTTTCATATGTAGGGTCAGATGGCTCAACACACGATATAGTTCAGAACTTTAATTCAAAAATCACTAAATCTTATTTGCAAGATAATAGTGCTCAAAAAAATATTTTACTAGATTCTAGCGGAAATGCATTAACTGGTACTCCAGTAATAGAAACTAATTGGAGAAACAAGAGGCCAGATGGTCTAGGAAGCACAGGGAAGCTGTCTAAAGGAAAAAGATTTGGAATGGACACTTCTACAGCAAACAGCAACGGAAGTTATCTTATAGATAAAAACTTAGGTATGATTTTATTTAGCTCTAATCTTCAAGAAGAAAATATTATTATACAATATGTTTCTGATGGAGTTTATGGGTTGTCTGATAGTGAAATAAAAGTTCATAAGTTAGCTGAAACTTTTATGTATGACTACCTGCAATCAACAATATTAAAATCAAAGTTTGGAGTACAAGAGTATATTGTTAGAAGAGCTTCTAAACAATCATCAGCTTCACTAAGAAATGCTAAGATTAGATTAAATTCAATAAAACTAAACGAATTAACTCAAATATTGAGAGGTCGTGATAAGTGGATAAAGTAATATGAAAATACAAAACACCTTTTCAAAAGGAAAAATGAACAAGGATTTTGATGAGAGACTTGTTCCTGACGGAGAGTATATTGACGCTTTAAATGTTAGAGTTGTTAATACAGCTGGTTCTGATGCTGGTGCAGTTGAAAATGAAAAAGGAAACACTAAATTAACTTTTATCTCTGAAGCAAATAACCCTATATGTATAGGATCTGTTTCAGATGAGGTAGGAGAAAAAATATATTGGTTTGTTGTAAATTCCTTAAATCATTCTTTTGTATACGAATATAATTCAGAGACAGCAACCATGTCTGTTTTACTTCAAGACACAAGAAGTGCAAACGATCAAGTTTTAAACTTCAATGAATATTATAAGGTTACGGGAGCTAATGTTGTTTACAACACATCTACTAACCAAAATCTTTTATTGTGGACAGACGGATATAATCCTCCTAGGTGTATTAACATACAAAGAGCTAAAACGTATGGAGTAAATAACTTTATAGAAGAAGATATAAACTTATACAAAAAACCACCTAAAAAAGCACCTACAGTCACTCCTTATAGTACGGCTCAAGTTACAGAGAATGCTGTAAAGGAACAGTATTTTGCTTTTTCTTACAGGTATAAATATTTAGACGGAGAGTATTCTGCGTTATCTTCATTTACAGACTATCAATTTACACCATCTACAAAGTTTAGATTAGATTACAACACAATGGAGAATCTATCTATGCTTAATTTATTTAACGCGTATAGAATAGGTTTTAATACAGGAGATAAAAGAGTTACAGATATACAAATATGCTTTAAAAACCCTAACTCTAATTTAATTTTTGTAGTAGAAAACTTAAATAAGAAAGAAAAAGGGTATCAAAATGAAACAGAAAAAACTTACTCTTTTAGTAATAAAAAAATATACAGAGCTCTACCTGATGATGAATTAGGTCGTATATATGACGACGTTCCCTTAACAGCGAAAGCTCAAGACTTTATACAAAATAGAGTTGTATATGGAAATATAACTAAGCAATATGACTTAGTTAGAGTAGAAGGAGAAGATGAAAAAATAAAAATAGATTATACTGCTGAAAAAGTGTCTTTATCTCAAGACGGATACGAAGGAACCTCTTCATTAAACTCAAATCAAACTTTATTTACTTTAGATTTCACTAATTTTGATTTGAATAAGGGGTATTCTGTTTTTTTAGGATTAGCTTTAGAGTCTGCCGAAGCTGGTACAGCTCCCAATGTCTATTTTAATGGAGAATTTGTAGGTGATAATGCGGTTGAATTAACAGAGAGTTATAATAATGCTCAAGAGTTTTCATCTTCAAACGACTTTGAGGAGCTTATAACTGCTTTATCAAATAATTTTTCAACTTTAGTTACAACAACAACACCTCCTGATAACGTAGCAATTACTTATGGTTCTTTTTCTTTAGAATCAACCACAACAAACACATTAACATTATTAGCTCCTTCTATAATTCATAAAGTGGATAATACGCCAGGAGACACAACTGATGTAAACTTTACAAATATAGAGGAGCCTTTTAAATTTACAACAGAATCATCTTTTTATGTTAGAGAAAC